CGAGATATTCGTCACCGACTGCCATACTCGAGCCCTCCTATTAAGCCGCCGCCTTTGCGAGATGCACGAAAGCACCGAAGCCTGCGACCGGCTTGGAGTCGAACACGCAAGCACCGAGATAGTCGATGCTGTTCGTAGCAAGGCCGGAGTGCTCGGAGCGGACGACGGTAATATCCTGCGAATAGTTGCCGATGATATAGGAGAAGTCGCCGAGATACGCCTCATGTGCGGCGAGAGAGCCGGTAAAGTAGACCTCCGCGCCCATGATGTAATACTTGCCGTTTGCGAACTCGATAACGTTGTTCTTGCTCTTGTTCATCAGCGGGAAGAAGTCGGAGAAGAACGTCGCCTTGTTCATGCACCAAACGGCGTTACGCTCGTAACCGTCGCCGAGCAAGCCGTAGAGCGCGATAACGTTCTCCTCGGTGAGAGAGGCCGTCTTACCTACGGTAATCTGGTCGGTTCCGTCGGTGTACGCGCCGCTCGCGCCCTTACCGGCAGTCTTAACGCCGCCGGGCTGATTTGTACCCGTGCCGGTGAAAATGTACTTTTCAATGCGGCGGGCGACGGCCTCGGCGATAACCTCGACGATATAGCTCTCGAACGCGGAAAGCGCCATCTCGGAGCAAGCGCGGGAGGCTTTGACGAGCTTCACGATTTCGTAGCCGGTCAGAGAGACGGAGCCGAGGGAGTCGCTCGCGGCGGTAATGGCGGCGTTTTCGGTGTGGAGCGCGGCCTCGTCGTTCGTACCCTCGATAGCGAACTTGAAATTGCCGGGGACGTGGAAAATCTTGCATCTCTGCAAAATCGGCGCGACCTCGTACATTTTCTTGATAATCTGATTTGCGGTCGTCTCCGGGATAATGGGGAGGCCGGAGTTTGCCGCCGTGGAGTATGCGCGCTTTTCGTCGTCGGTCAGCGGCTTACCCTGCAAGGTCTTGAGCCATGCGGAGCGATAGAGCTTTTCGGTGCTCTCCGGCGCGGGCTGATTTGCGGAACGAGCGACGGGATTAGAGAGGCCAGCGGGAGAGGCCGGAGCCGCGCCGCCGTTGAGCATACGCTCGATAGCCTGTCTCTTTTCGAGCTTCTCGTCCTCCTCGTTGAGCTCGCGGAGCTCTTTCTCGAGGTCGTCCATGTTGAGCTTGTTCTCGCTGTCGCCCTCAATGAGCTTACGGATTTCAGCTTTGCGGGCGGCGATTTCTGCGCGTCTCTTTTCGATGTTCATAATTTACCTCCAAAAATGATAGTTGTTGTGTGGTCGGTTAGTATGTCAAAGCTACGAGTTTCTTCCGCCTCCGGGCTTGCTCCAAAGCCGCAAGCTCCCTCGAGTGCTCCTCCTCGAAAAAGCTCCGAGCCGAAATAGACGTGTCATTATAGGCGGGAATGTCCACCGCCGACACGTCGTATAGCTTTTTGACCTTTGTGATAGTGCGGGTATGGGTAACGGAGTCATAGGATGCCTCGCGCACCGTGAAAGAAAAGGACATTTTATCGACGTACCCGCCGTCGATTTCCTCGTAAAGCTCGCGCCCGGCAGTTGTTCCGCCGAGGTCTGCGTCGATGTTTACGCCGCGCTCGTCGATGTTGAGTGCGAGCGTTTTGTTTCGGAGGCGAGCGACGACCTTTCCGCCGTGGTTGTAGTTGAAAATCACGTCGGACATATCGCACTCGTCGAAAGCGTGACGGTCGATAATTTCCTTGTATTCCACGCCGTCGCACTCCCATAGCACCGTAGGCGAATTGAATACGATAGCCGTACCGCGTACCCGATACTCTTTCGAGCCCTCATCCCTCGGGACGAGGCTAAAGTCCTGCAAAGCGCGATACTCGCGCCCCTGTTTGATAGCCATAGCCTAACCCTCCTCTTTCCCGCCGGTTGGCTCCCCGGGCGGCGTAGTGTCGTCCGGCGGCGTATTTCCGCCGGTCTGGTATTTGTCTGCGAGCTTTGCGTTTACCATGTTCAGCGTTTGGACGCGGCGCGCGCCCTCCTCGCCGCCGATGGTCGGCATATCGAACATAGTCAAGATTTGGTCGAGCGTCGCCGCGCCGATTTCCGTCAAGAACTTTGCCGCCGTGACCTTTTCCGGGAGCGTCGCAAACTGGACGGAGTTCGCGGAAAAGACGATACGGTTTCCGTACCCGAACTCCCGCTCGGTAAAGAGCACATTCGAGAACGCTTGCGAGAGACGGCGGAAAAACGGGGCGATTTCGCCGCTATAAAAAGCCTGTTCCTGTTGCGGAGTCGCGGTATTCTCGACGATTTCTTTCGACACGCCGAGATAGTCGTAAATCTCCTCTTTGACGTATGCGAGTTGTGTCGCCGGGATAGGAGTCGTCTTGTCTGTGATAGGCGTATAGTCGTATTTCGCGTCCGTGACGATAACGCCCGCTCCGTTGTTCTCCATACGGAGGTTGTCCCGGATAAAGTCGTCTCTGCGGCGGTTTAAGTCCTCCGTCTTGACGGCGTTCGAGACTTTCAAAATACCCCGGATAACCGCGACGAGCTCGGCAAACTTGCTCATGCTCTGATTGAGCGTGTTCGCTGTCTTGAGCGCGGTATCGAGCGGCTTGTTTCCGTCACCGAAAATATCGTGCTCGAGGAAATGCCGCCGGACATGGATAATCCGGGAATACTCGCAAATGTACGTTGCGCCGGTCGCAAAGGTAAACCGGCAATAGAGCGTACCCATGTACTCGAGGAGCTCGAAATACTGCGCGTTGATGGGATAGACCGCCGTCAAGCGCCCGGACTCGTCGAAAACCGGGTACGCTATCGCATTGTTATATACCTTGTACTGCGCGGCGAGCTTGTAATAGAAGTCCGCCGCCGTCATGTACGGATTAGGCCGGAACTGTAAAATACGGTCGATATAGTCGTTTACCGCGACCGTCGTCTCTGCCGACTGCCGGACGTGGCGCGGCTGTGCGGTCGAGGCTCGGCGGGCGAAAGCGTCCACGGCGGAGCGTACCGTGTTAATATCCCACATATTCCCGGAATACGGTACGAAAGTAGACTCCCACGAGCTCAAGAGCTTGTATGCGTGGAAATCTTTATTTTTCTCGCTCTTGCCCCCGAAAATAGATTGAAAGAGCCCTCTCTTTGCCATTTTTTCACCCCACTAAATACATATAGTCCTCGTAATCCCGCACATAGATAACCCACGCATTGAGGAGGGATACCATGCCGTCGATACGGCGCTTTTCGGAAATCTTGACGGGCTGAATGTTGTTCACGCCGCTTTTTTTAACGCCTGTGTTCGTCAAGCACCAAAGCAAAACGGGATTTTTGTTGTAATTGACTTTCTTATCGGCGAGCGCCGCGCCGAGCTCCCTCATAGGTTGCGACCATGTAAAAGGCCCCTGTGCAACGGCGCACATTTCAAAGCCGTTCGCTTTCATTTCGTCCACCCAATAACCGGCGAGAGCGCGGTCGTAGCCGATTTTGAAAGCGTCTATCTTGAGCTCGTCCCGCATTTGGCAGTACCACGCCGTCACCGCCGAATAATCGACGCGAGTACCCTCGCATATCGTTACGAGCCCCCGCTCCGCCCAAATCTTATAGGGCGCTTCTTGCGTGTTGTGCTCGTCGAGCTGGTCGATTTTCTTTTGAGGGAGGAAATAGTGCTGAAAAACGTACACGATTTCATCGTCGGACGAGCGCCGGATAATCAGCGTCGCGCACGTTAGGTCGGTCGTCGCGGAGAGGTCGCACCCGCCGATAGCGTAGGTGTTATAGACCTCCTCCGGCTTGAATGTCGCCTCGTTTACTGCGTCCTCATAGGAGAGCCACGAGGCCGCGCCGGTCGCCTTTACGTTAAAGTCCTTGCAGAGAACGCCGGGCAAGTCCTCGGGATTTTTCTTTGCTCGCTCTACGAAGTCGGCGAGCGTGGTATATTGCTTTATCGTCCCGAGGCCGGGATTTGCCTTTATCCACGCCGTCGGGTCTGTCCACTCCTCGCGCTTGTCGAGCTCGTAGAGCACGGGGAGGAAACGCTCGTCGGGAGTCTGCCCGTCGGCTACCTCGCAAGCGTAGCCGTAAAGGTTATCGAAAACGGACTCGCGCACCGTGCCGGACGTGGTAATCATAATCACGAGCGGCTGTCGGCGGCTCGAGGTCGATTGCTTCATAACCTCGTAGAGATTGCGGTCGCGGATAGCGTGGAGCTCGTCGATAATAACGGCGTGAGAATTGAGGCCGTCGAGGGTGTTCGAGTCCGAAGCCAGCGCCTCAAACTTGGAGGCCGTCGCCGGGAAATAAATGTCGTTTCGCCGCTTCTTGAGAATGGCGGAGAGCTCGGGGCTCTGCTTCACCATGTTTACGGCCTCGGTGAGCGTCTTTTTTGCTTGGTCTTTCTTTGTCGCTACGGAGTAAATCTCCGCCGCGCCCTCGTAGTCTGCGACGAGCATATAGAGCGCAAGAGCCGCGAGGAGCGTACTCTTGCCGTTCTTTCGCCCTACAAGAAAGAGTGTCTCTCGAAAGCGCCGGTATCCCGTCGCCCTCTCGAGCCACCCGAAAAGGAGTTGTATAAATGCTTTTTGGAAAAGCTCGAGCGTCAGAGACTCGCCGAGCGTTCCTTGAGACTGCTTGCAAAACCGCTCGACGAAGATAATCGGCCTTTCGCCGACGGCCTCGTCGAAGTAATACGGCGAGCTCTCGTCCGCCGCGTCCATTTCCGCCACGAGGCGACCGTACACGGCCTTTACTCGTTTGCTCGTGACGATTTCGCCGGAGGAAATCCGCTCCCAATATTCCCGGACGTAGTTCACTACTTGCCCGACCGGGCGGCGGGCTTTGTGATAAAGCTCATAAGCTCGTCACCCGCCGATTTCTTTTCTTTCTCCGGGAGCAACGCGACGAGTTGGTTTGTGAGAGCGGAAAAGGATTTTATCGTCGTGTTGTAGGCACGGAGAGCCGGGGACTCCCGGCGGAGCTTTTGCGCCCCCTGTACGAAATCCTCTATCAAGTCGCCGTTGTTGATTTCGTCGGCGAGGCGTTCCAGCGTGACGGAGGTCACGGCGAATTGATTGATAAGTCCCTCGGCAAACTGCCGTTTTTCGGGAGGCATTTCTCTGAAAAGCCGTTTAATTTTCTTCTTTTTCGCCTCGATTTTTTCAGAAATCGAGAGCTCGTCGTAGCTTTTTTTATTTGCCGCCATATAATGTGTAAACCTCCCTCCGCCCCGGTTTTACCCCCCCTCATGTGCGCGCCCGGGTCGGTTCTTCCGAGGATTGAGGCGCGGTTACTTACCGGGTATCTATTTCGGCGCACCCCGGGGGGTATGTGGCGCTGTGATAATATTTCCGTCTGCATCGAAAGCGAGGCCGTCGGCAAGCGGCGGCGTTCCCTCGTGTATCAATGCGTGACACGTCCGGCAAA